GCATATAGCCTATCGTCTGAAGGACATCGCCGCCCACATACGTTGCAGAGATCGTATCCTCACCGCCGAGATAATACAGCTTGTCAGAGTCCGGATCCGATATCCAAACGTGAGCTGATTCCGGGCGATTAGAAAGCGTAATCGTGCCCTCCGAAAGTACAGGCACCAGTGCAATCTCAGACGAAAGACCGTGTAAACCATCCGAATTCGCGTAAGTATATGCAATCGCGTACATTCCCTCTTCGAGTCCACCACTCCCGGAAGTCGCAACTCCAACCGGAGTCGGGGGGACTTCCGTTCCCCAGTCTTCGACTTGGTTTGTTGCCGGGTTGAAAATTCCATGGCAGTTCTCGTTTGCAAAATAGACCTTCCCTTCAACCTCGACAAAATATATTCTGGCATCAGGGTCAGAGATCGTCGCGATTTCAACGGGGGTAGTCCCATTGATTCTGTATAGCTTGCCATCGGCTACGGCCAACATACAATGATGGTTTGACCAGAGTGAGTGAGCACCTGGAAGTGGAACAAAAAGGCGTCTGCCCGTGCGTTTCAAGATCCTTCCTCCGGCTGTGACATCGGCATTGAGAATGACCCTGGGAGAGCATTCTTTTCGACCATGCTGCGTATAGACTGACGGCTCCCCTTCGGCGCGAACATTGTTCATCCCGCCAAAGGTTTTCAGCTTAATCGGCCTTGCGCCTACAAATTGCTCGCCATCATTCTCGTTTGTCAGTGGACCCATCCCTTTTTGCCGCCGTCCGATCAGGGCGATCATCGAGGCTTCAAGCTCGAAACTCTCGAATTCGTTTATCCCTGTTTTTATTTTTTTGGCTACCGGCTTGCCGCCAGTGGACCTCATTATGTCAATGATTCTGACAAGTTTCTGTTCTTCCTTCGCGTTGAATGGAACACCCGAAGGCGGGACCAGAGGATCTGCCAGAGAGGGAACCCTTGCTGCCAGCTCGCCCATCACCCGCTTGGCTTCGGTGAAATGGGCGGTCATGCGATAACCGGTTCCCTTGCCTATGTAGAACGGGAGGTATTCAAACGACTGCGACCCGTACACGAACGGACCCGGCACCCTGGGATCCATAAGCACATAGACGTAATACTTTCGCTCGAGATCATACATCAAACGAAGAGTGCTTTTCCTCTCTCGGTACATAGTCGGGAGATTCCGGGGGAACACCCAGGAATGCCTCGAGCTGAACCTGCGCCTGCTGGTAGAGAGAGGTGTATTTGTTAAACTGAATCTTTGCCCCGTCGATTCCTTCCTCGATCAGGTTGAAACACTCTGCACACGCAAAATTGACAAGAAGCTTGCGGTGCAGACTTTCAGGGATCCCCTCGGGTTCGTCTTCATCTTCAACCAAGGGGGAGGGTTTGCGGATATAGAAGAGCCGAAGTGTTTCCGGAGCCGAGGGAACCCCCTGAAAGTACAGCGTGTTTCCCTGGACGCAAACTTCCGTAACCGGAGGAGCCGCGTCCAGGAAAGGGTATTTGTCCAGGAAGTTTGTCAGGGCTTTTATGATACTGACCCGACATTCCTTGGACAGGTTCGAGGCAAAGTGCATATTTTTCAAATAATTGTCCGGCATAGGGACCGTATTGGCCCCTGCCGGACAATCAACTGTCGTGTTTGCGACAAGAACGGGAAGAGTATAGGCCGTAGCCAGCTCACCTACGCATTGGTTGAATGCGCTCAGGATAAACTCGTCGGTAAAGGATTCATCCTCGACCGCTTGTTTGACCAGCTCGGTCATCTCTTCAACATTCATTATGCGCTCGCGTTCTGGTTCTGACCGATGATAAACGGATCGACTGTGAGTTCGATGGTCACGGACGAGGCGGTTGCCAGGTTGACATCGATCTCAAGGGGTTTGGCACAGGAGAATATCTGTTCCTTTTCAGCCTCGGTCACACTGTCAGTATAAGCAGCGGTCGTGGTGGTCAGAGCTTCTGCACCCTGCAGGTCAGCCGTAAAAACCGTGTGACCTGCACCGTTCATCCCGAAGGTGACTGTAGCAGCGGTATCGGCCTGTTCAGTGGAATTGAGAACCTTTGCCGCGACCAGCCGGCACTTGTCAGTAAACGGGATATGGTATTTCTTGCTCGAAGTTGTTCCGGCAAGAACGAGGACAATTTTATTCATCATTGCGAATTACCTCTTAGGTTTCACTCCAAGTGGAGAGATCGGTTTTCTTCCATGTGTCGGTATCCACACACACATAGATCGCGTCTGCCGTAAAAACGACCGCGCCCTTGGTGCCGGTAGCATCGGCAGCGGCGGGAGCCTCGGCAGCGATCTCGACCTCCCCGGCAGTAGCCAGGGAAGCGAGTTCGGCTTTCATTGCAAATTCATCGAGAGGCTTGGACGGGTCTTCCCCGTCAACAAGCACTACCCGGCTTTTTCCATCCATCATGCGTTACACCCTCCTTATGCCGGTTCGACCAGGTTGGTCACGACGACATGGGCTTTGCGGTTCTTACAGACCAGGTTCCCGGCCCAGCGGATATTCGCTGTGGCGGTATCAGGCTGTCGGATGGGGCTCTGCCATTCGGGTTTCGTAAAGTTGCGCTTGGAGTGAGTCAGGACATCGAGATACTTGGTGTTCAGCCCGTACATCCAGCCTGCACGACACTTGGAGTCAGGAACCAGAGGTGCGCCTTTGAACAGAATGTTATCGAAACCGACATCGAGGAGCTTCTGGTCCGAGTACCGGGCCTGGACCTGCTGGGTGCGCTCAAAGGCGTCCACCAGCTCTTCCGTGGTGATATACAGATCGGGCTTCGCATCGTTGGTGACATCGAGGCCTGCAGTTCTGCGAATCTCCTGCATGGTCTTGAAGCTCATGGTCTTTTCAGCGGTAATCACGTTCGGTTTCCACTGAGGCATATCGTTTTCGGCAATCTCACCATAGGCAACGGTATTCGCCAGAGCATTTCCGTTTTCGTCAATACCGAACATATCGTGCAGCCCGTTGAACGGCTTTGCGTTCGGATCATCCTGATTAGCCAGGTTGTCGGCACGGCGTTCGTAGATTTCAGTGGACATCCGTTTGCGAAGGGTTTTTTCCGCGTTTTTCAGCTTACCCTGCAACAGGTTGATCAGGGCCAGATCACCGGAGTTGATCAGCTCGTCGTCCATATCCATCGTCAGGGTCGCGAAGTACGCGGCATACTCGAAGAAGGCCGCGTTGAAGATTTCGACCTTGTTGATCGGCAGCTCGGACTTGGGACCGTATGACCCGGAGTTTCCTTCCCCGTATTCCAGGAAGGTCTGAATTTTCTTACCACCGTTATATTTCTTCCCCAGCTTCAACAGCTTGTAGAGAAGGACGTTCGACTTGAAATAAATATCGACCGGCTGGTGATTGTAGATATAATCATCAGTTGCGGCCTGAAGTTCTGTAAGATTGAGAGCCATATAAGTATCCTCCAAAAGAGAGGGCTATGCCCCTCGGACCTTTCGCATTGCTTCGAGCATTGAGTCCGTGGGCGATTTTTTTTGTTGTCGGGCCGGGGGCGTTGGTGCCGTTCCAGATCCTGTTGTTCCAATTTTTTTGTGCGGATTCTGAGCGGCAGAAGAGATCGCGGTCTGCTGCGCCTTTTCAAGCTCGGCCAGCCTCGCCTTGAGCTGTTCGTTCTCGCTGTTGAGTTTCTGGCTGCGAATATACTGGTGCGCGGCTGCCGGATTGTTCCCAAAAACGCTCGAAAGCCTGGGATCCTGCATGACCTGCTGAAGTTCTCCGGACTGGTACATATCAACAAAATCCGGGTTTTCTTCTGCATACGACTGACGCGCACTAGCGACTTCCTGCTGCATCCGTTCTTCAATGCGAGAAAATTCATTATCGATCTTCAAAATTTCTGCATCGGCCTGACGCTGAGCATCCCATTTCTGCTCATTAAGAGACTCACGCTGGACCATGTATGTTTGAAGGTCGATATCGCCCGACTCCATCTTCTGCTGCAGGCTACCTAACTGCTCTTCAACAGACTTCACCGTATCGGTTAAACCGGCGGTGACTTCTTGCCTGCGCTGAGCAAGGAGATCCTGAGGGGATGCTTCGGGCTGTGCGGCTTGTTCGGCAGTCTGAGATTGCTTAGCCTGACCAAGTTGCTCCAAAAGTGCGGCGGCAAACTTCTTGGGGTCAGAATAATCATCTCCGGGCTGCTGCGAATCAGGCGCACCAGACGGGGGCTCGGTAGCGGTTTTGTCTTCGGGGTTGGGAGTGGAACCGTCTTCAGCCTTGTCACCTTCGGGTTGCACCGGGGCTTCGGGCTGCTGACCTTGTGGTTCTTCCGTGTACTCCGATTCAAAATTCTGCTCAGGAGCGTTGTCGTCTGTATTGTTTTCGTAAGAGGTGGTGTCTTTACGAACAGCGTTTACGTTCATTTTTGTTTCTCCGTGTAACCTAAAGGTAACATCTCAAAGAAAGCCATGTCAACTACCCTCTTTCAACTATGCCTTTTTCTTTGAGATACGTTTTGTACTGTGACCGCGTTTCAATGGGCCGCTCTCCATCCCCCTGCAGTGCGCCGCGCAGGTTGTCGTCAATCCAGGCTGCGGTTTCCGTTTCAAGACCACCCTGGAAAGAGACTATCCTGCCTGCCATGACTCCACACAGGGGGCAGGGGAGAGCATCGGGCCTGTCGTCGATTCTGCAGAAGTGCTCGACTTCCTGCCGGCATTTCGGACAGCGATATACATAAGTCGGCACTATGCACCTCCCGGGTCAACACCCTGTTCGGCCTTGGGCGTTCCGGCCTCTGCTGGTGCGCCCGGTGCGCCTACGCCACCGCCCGGAGCATTCTGCTGGGTTGCATCGCCGGGACCGCCCTGATCTTGCAAGAGCTGATTGTAGATTTCCCGAGCTACTTCCTCGGGCATACCCGCCTGAATGAGTACGGACAGGGCCGCCTGAAGCTGAGACTCGCCCATACGCTCGACAATCTTGCGCCAGTTCGGGAAGTTGATCGCTTCCAGAAGTGCCTGCCGGTCGATAGCTTGCAGCTTGAACAGCTCGACGGCCTCATTCTTCACCTGGCTGGATGTCTTGGCCACCGTGGATCCGGACTCCACAACATAGTTGAATTTCCGCTGGAGAAGCGACAACCCGTTGATCTCAACCGGGCCAGATTCAATATCCACCAGCTCGGGTTCAATACCGAAGTTTTGATAGAACGAGATAAAACACCGGCCCCGCTCACGGACAATGTAGTCAACGGCCCGGATTTTCGCCCGGACAAGAACCGCCCCCCGCTCCTGCAGCATCGAGATCGCGCTGGCAGCAATAACCCCACCGGCAGCCTCGCCCCTATCCGCATCCTCGATCTGAGAAATACGGTCGAAGAAGCTGACCAGCGTGGAAAGTGCTTGAAACAGCCAGCTCGGAGGAGCGGGCATATCGAGCCATTTGATCCCGGAACCAACAGATCCGGAAACCGGCTGCAGTACCAGGCGCGGCACATAGCGTACCTTGGACAAGGGGATCTTTGTATCCTTGGGCAGAATCAGTGGCGGGAACATCGACATCCGGAGGTACGACATAATCGTGGACCAGAGATCGTCGATGGCCAGGTTGATATCACCAACCGTTTCGCACATCGCATACCCCCACAAAGAGGTGGTATCTTCATAGGAATTTGCATGATAGAAGGGAAAGCGATCAAAAAGGTATGAATTTTCAACGGCTTCTTGAGGCAACGCATGGTTGACGTTCGGGTTGGCCTCGTCGTTGAGGACTTCCTTGCCGTAGTTTGAAATCGTGACAACCCGTATCCCGCCGGGATATTTCAGTTTTTCACTCTCAATCTTCAGCATCTTCTGCTCACCGGTGGCGGGGTCGATATCAACGACCTCTTCCTCAACGGTGACAGTGGTGTAATCTTTTATCCAAAGCTCAATAATCAGAGCACGGTTCAGCTTGATTTCTTCAGCCTCGCCGGGATGGTTGACGGGAACATAATTCCCGGTAGCGTTGATCGATCCTGGGTACGTGTTTTTCGGAACGGCCCGGTCGTCCTGCCTGGACTCGCCCAACAAAGTAGAAACTTCTTCGTCCGGGGCAAGGTTCTCGACTTCAAATTTTGCTTCGGCCTCTTCGACCTGCATCGGGTAGAGATGGCAGACATACGGAGCATCGGACAGCTCTTCATAATACCCAGGCGCGGGAACAAACGAAAAGGGATCCAACGGGATCGAACGCCCCTGCTTCTTTGTGGAATCCCACACGGCTTTTTCCACCGTGATCCCATAAACCTCCTGATTCAGAACCGACTTACCCAGCGACCGTTGCTGCTCCGCTGCTGCCGACCAGACCCGAAGTTTTTCCGAAAGAGCTTTCGAGGCTTCATCCTCGATCCCATCCGCGCTAACCACTTCTGCCATGGGAGCTCGGGCCGTAATATTTGCCACTGTCCTCGTGATATTGCTCTGCAATAACGCCAGTGACAGTTTCGCATTGTTCCCTCCGGGCTGGCTTAAAACCTTGACGACCCCCGGCCAGTGATTCCCGCGAAACAGGCGATAGTTCTCTTCCCATTTCTCGGGCAGATACTCCCGATCCCTGGCCAGAACCGCGTTCTGAAATAATTGATAAAAATACGGCCCAACGTCAGGATGCCCCTCAGGAGGCAGTGTCGTCAGACTCCACTTGTTCTTCTCGAGTATCGGTGGAGGACACTTCAAGTCCTTCTGCACCAAAGGCTTCCCACTTGGCATTATTGTCTCCCTCGTCATTTACGGGGTTTTCGTCCGGGGCGGTTTCCGACACGGAGTTTTCGTCCGGGGTGGTTTCCGACACGGGCTCTTCCTTCTTTTTCTTTTTCGAGGTTTTGGGAGTGGTCGATACCCGCTTCCCCGTTTCCGGATCATACAGCAGGGCCACACGGCCTGTGGAGCTGACAATGCTTGTGCCGCACTGCGGACAGGCCAGGTCAGCAAACTGACAAGAAGTGTCTGCCGGGAATGTTGTCCAATTATAGCCTGTCTCACCATACGGGTGTTTCAGCTTGAACATCCGACCGTTTGCCGCCTTCCACATCTCGTAGAAGTGTGTCGTCTCGAAGAAAATTTCTCCGCAGCCCGGACACTTTACGTCATAAATTTTCACTAAAACGCCTCCTTGATTCGCAGAGGAAACGATGAATTCTCACCGAGGAGCCCTTTAAGCTTTTTCATGGTTGAGCAGCTATCAAGCACAGCACGTTTTCCCTCGAGGTATCCCACACGCGAACCGACCAAGATACACCCTGTGGAATCCTTGGCAGTGTTCCCGGGATGGATCAGAATCCCATACCGGCCAGGAACCTTCCCCACCTCAAAAACTTCTCCAAACCGAGACGAGATGTACGGGCGAACGATATATGTACCGGTCGGAATGCACGATACATTCTGCTGGTTTTCGCGCCAGGGTAATTCGAGGGTTACGCAGACTATCATAAAGTTCACGCGCAGAACCCCCAGCGTTCCCTCGTCGCTCATTTCAAGTCGGACCAGTTCTGCAGTATCCATCACTTTCCCAGGTTGTTCTTGCAGGCCATCAGGCATCTCTCGACCTCCTCGCCAATTTCTGCCGGGATCCAGGCCTCGCCATCCCGGTCGCTTTGCAGCAAATATCCCCAAAGCTTTTCAAGGGTCTGTACCGCCATGTGAAGTGCCGCCCCAATCGTTTCAACATGCTCGCTTCTCGTGCCAGCCACCTGCCGCTCGGTCTCGACGGCTCGCTCGAACTTCAAGATCCTGCGCTCAAACTGTTCAATCACTGAACGGGGTGGACTTTGGACATACGCATCCATGTGCTCGACCACGACATTGAACACCGCCGTTGTGCCAGGCTCGGCTATATAATCTTCAAAATTCAACCCCAGCTCGGCGCAGTCGTCCCGAGTCCGGATGATCGCCTTATGAATTTTTTCCTTAAGTCTTTCTGGCTCAACCATTTTTCCTCCAATGGTCCGGCATCTCGCCATCTTGAGCGAGCTTGATATCTTCAATCCGACCCTCAAGGAACGAGTAAGCCACACGCCGGAGGGCGTTCTGACCGATTCCGAACGTATCCAAGAAGTTTTTCTGTCGGGCTTTTACCATCTTCACCAACTGGTCAACATGGTCCGGCTTGACCTCAATCCCATATTTCTTGACATGCTCACGAAGCTCGGTGTCCATCTCCATGATGCAGTCCGTCATCGTTTCTCCAAGAGTGCTCACAGCAGATCCTCCTTGAGCTGATTCAGAAACTTGCTTGTCGTCTGCTCCCGCTGACGCATCACCCGGTCAATGTCCTTGAGTTCCGGGCTGTCCTCCTCGGCCATCGGCTGCATATACTCGTCTTCTCCCTGGACCTGCCCGGCACCCCCACCGCGAACGAGGCCCGTTCCCATGACCGACCCCTCAAATCCTTTGGCGGTCAGAACGATCCGTGCCCCAATCCACACCGCGAGCAGCAAGATCCCCGCAAACAACGGGAACAAGGCCAGCAATGTCAGGATGTTTCCAAAATCAATGTGCATGTACCCCTCCAACAAGTTGTAACAGTGTAACCTTATGGTGACAGTTTCGACAAGTCAAAACACAGGAGCGATATCCCCCCATGCCCCGTCTTCTTCCGGTTCTATATAGTCGGCCTCGATCTCTTCAAAATCTCTTTCACAGGCAGTCTTGATATGTTCTTTCGGCTCGTCGGCCCGCTTGCCGGGACTCTGCCGACTCATCATTACGTACCTGCAGGAATCCGCGTGATGATCTTCCTGGTCATCGGAAACGTCGTCCCACTCCTTCTCGTCGCGCTCAAGAATCGGCACGGTGCGGATGAAATGAACACAGCGATCAGACACATAAAACATCGGCTTACGCGGCCAGCCGCCCTCGGGCTTCTCCGGGGCAGGCTCTCCTTCTCTCGTGTCCGGCGAGATCTCGTGCATGGACATATACCAGCGCATCTTGTCCCACCCAGGAATCCGCTTGTTGTCGGCTTTACGCAAAACCACACCGGCCTCGGCCATGTTCTCTGCAATCGACGGCCCATCATCCTGTGCAAACATCTTCGGGTCCGCTACCCGATCAAAAAACAGATGCCCCTCGCCGCGCTTTTCCTCCCTGGCAATAATCCCCCTGGCCACCTGCTCGGAGTTCAGCCGGATCCCCACGTTCGGCTGATCTTTCACACACCCGTACCACTCGTCATACAGCACCAGCGCACCCTTCGGAAGCGTCCGCTGCAACTCCGGAACATACTCGCCGGAAGCCACGGCATACCACCCGACCGCAAACGGATATGCCGTTCCCCAATCAATCCCCATGACCCGAGGCCAGTGGTCAGGCACCCGGAACTTAGGAATCACATGCGTCATGTGATCCCACACATCATCAAAAAATCCACCGGCTACCACATCCCAGTCACCAAACAACCAGGCCCGGCGCAACTTCGGATCCTTGATTGACCGCAACCTCGATACATACCGAGGGTCGTTTGTCTGCAAAATCTTATTATCTTCAACGCTCGATGGAATGAAAATCGAAATATCCCCATCCTCACCCTTGAGCGGGACGCCACCCCCAGGAGCCGGAGAGATAAACCGCGCCTTGATCTGGTTATGCCCAGGACCGCCGGGGTTCCCCGTCAAAAACATCTTGCACGGCACACCGTGCGGAGACCGCATACACCCCTTCAGCTTCTCGATCATCGAATTGATAAACGAAAACTGACACGCCTCCTCAATACTGATCTCCGGTATCTGCTGCCCCTGAAAAAACTCCAACTGCTTCTCATGCTCGATGGCCGTCAACAACACCAACGCACCATTCTCAAACACCAACCGGTTTGTCTGCCCATCACCCCCCTTCAATTCTGCAGGCAACCCCGCCCTGATCAACTCCTTGATCCTGCGCCTCAACTCTGCAAAATGCTTGTAGTTCTTCCGAAGGAACAACCCGTTCCAGGCATACCCCCACTTCAAAGCACCGTTTATCTGCCGGCCAATCGCGCAGTCCGAATTATGCGTCACGATGTAGTCGTCAGTGACATATAAACCGTGAGGAGAAGAGACCTTGATACAGGTGGCTAGAGCCCTATGGGAATATTCAACGGAAGAAATTTCCCGCATCTTGCAATATTCACAGCCCCATTTGTCAATCCGGCCTTCTGTAGACCCAAGCCGGAGAGGAATGCCAAGACCAAGCAAAGGACGAGAACCTAAACGAGGTTCATAATAATGCGGTATTCGCGGGCAACGACCCGCTTTTAAGTCCCCCAGCAGCTCCAAAGTCGTAGCCACCTTGAAATCTTCATCTTTCAGCCCATAAGCCCAAAGATGCTCCAGGCCCGCCAAGACACTTCCACCATCGGCCAGCGTTACACGGTAAAGATCCAACTCCCCCTGAGGATAAATACCCAAAATATACTGTTTTCCTCCAGTAGTAGGATCAACAATCCGCTCACCGTATTCAACCGTATCGTGACGTTTCCAGCCCTTTAATGTGAGGATTTTACTGTCATTCGACAGCATCTTCCCACCGCCGCGACTTCCACCAAAAAAAATAATATCTGCCGGACACATACACGCCAAAACCTGAGGGCCAGGCTGAGGCAACCACACCGGCATGACCGGCTGGTCCTGCTGCTCCGACCGATTATCCCCTGTTTGGCTCGACATCTATCGGAGCCTCCTCTGACTTCTTCATCGTCACCTTATACCACTCCTCCCACTCACTCATGCTCTTCGGCTTCGGAGGTAAGGCCTCCAACTGAACATCCTTTACCGACCGGCCACCCTCATTCTCCTTCTCTTTCTTATCCCCGGCCTCCACCTTCGCCTGCGTCCGCATCTCGTCAATCCAACCAAAATTGTTCTTCAAATCAAATATATGACCCGTCTTCGGACCCTTGTCCTGAATCAACTGCTCGTTACGCTGCTGCTCAATCCGCAACATCGCCCGGCTCAGCACAATATAAAACCCCTCCTGCAACAAATACGGCTTGATACTCGACTTCTTGCAAAACCCCAACCAATGAACCATCCCGGCCACCGTATAAGGCACCTTCCGCTTGTCACAATCCTTGAAATAATTCTCGATAGACGCACTCATGTCTATCGGCTTCAAAAAATACCGCTCCTCCATCGTAGCGATATTGTACTCCAATAACGCCTTGATCTCCTCGTTCATCTCCCATCGACGCTCGTGAATAGTCTTCCCGCCAACCGTCCGGTCACACCCCAACTGGTTCGTTCGCACACCAGCCTGAATCCACCCGTTCCGGTACCGTGCACGATAACTCATCACACATCGACGTGTCAGACTGGCCACACGAGCCGCCTCAACCACCCCCACGATATACGACCGCTCAGCCACATCAACCTGATACTGGTTCAACTTCTGACGCTTCTTCCAATTCGTCGAATCACGACCCAGAGACTCGTCATGCAACTCGGTCGCATCCAACCGGTCAACGTCAGTATCAACAGGCGGTTTACCCTCTATTACCTCACTGTAAAACCCTGCCTTCCCTTTACCCTTCGGTGATGATTTCTTTCCTTTTTTCGTTGCCATAGTGTCACCATAAGGTAACACAAGCCTTGTCGTCAATACTCCATAAAACCCCAGCAATGGCGAAAATACTGCGAAAATTCCCCAACCCAATATAAAAATGGGACTCCACACGCCTTTAAGGACTCCTAAATCTATAAACCGGGGGTGGGGGGGGGTAAGGGACGGGGTGGGAACGAGGAGGCGGGGGCCGGGAGCGAGGAGGCGGGGGCAAAGGGGGAGGAAAAATTCGCGAAAAATAGGGCTATTTCGACGGGGAGCAGAGGGAATGAGCAGAGAGAAAAGACATCATTGTGGGGGTAGGGGGTCGTGGTGCGGGAGAGTAGAGACATAGAGGAAGGGACCGATGATAAAAGATAAGGACATAGTGGTGCGGTTAGTAGTCAGTAGTAGTGTGGTCATAGTGTAAGGTAGCGGGAGAGTAGAGACATAGAGGAAGGGGACAGATAATAAGGACATAGCAGTGCGTTCAGTAGTATAACATAAGCCAGTGCATAAGAGTGTCGCTTGGCAGTGTGGTGTGTTGTTCGTTGGGTAAAGAGTAAGAGGTGCAGAGTAAGCAATGCGTTGGGCAGTGCAGCTCGGTACCTCGTAACGAATAGGAGAATGAACCATGATGAACGCACATGCAGCACACAGAACAGCCTCGACCAGCCGCCCCCTGCCCACGAACGTGGGTGGATTCTATTACACGCGCCAAGGTCGGCGCGTGGTGGACAACAGGGCCAAGCTATGGGGCTGGTCCACCTCCAAGGGGCAAGCGATTTTTGTCATGAGGCCTGATCTCGAGAGCTTCGTGGCTATCTGGAAGAGCGGCGACTCTTCCCGGTTGTTTACGATGGCAGAGCTCGGGATGGCCGAAAGCCATCTCAGGGCTCTGCGGAGCCTGGAAGTTGACTCGTAACCTCATAGGGGGAGCCATAAGCCCACACGCCTATGGTTCCCCCCATTGAGTGTGCGAATCAGGGAAAAGTTAGTCGAGCCTAATAAAAAACTCGACAGGCAACTACCTGAAAGCATTGGATTTTGGGGGATTAGTTAATCCTTTACATTAAGTTCTCTGCTCACTGCCCGATTTTTCCCTACCCGTTGCCCTGTGGGAACATCGCCATATTCTGGGTTTTCTCCGATTCCGGACCATGGCTCCACACAGGAGGCCACTTCGGGCCTTCCTCTTCGCGCCTGCCCTAAAAAGGTGAACAGTGACATCTTCTTTCCACGGAAGAAGATTTCCTTCCACACAGGGCAGTTCTCTCAAAAATCGCAAATCCCCTAATACGCGAGACACTTTTTTAGGAAAAAAAGTTTCCTCGTGTGTATATAGGGGATTTTTTCTCTGCATAAGGACGCATAAGTATGAATAAGAACGATTTTGCGGTTCTTATGCAGCCCGGAACCCCCGTCCTATAAGGGTTCCAAGGGTGTGGACACCCCCTTTGCATAACTACATAGCCATTTTTGAATAAGCATCTTTTGTGTGGCCTTTTGGCTGCATAAAAAAAAAGAAACACAAAATGCTTATGTAGTTATGCAGAAGGCCTTTTCTAGGTCTTAAAGCGTTGGGGTAGTTAGCCTATTCTCTGCATAAGAACCGCAAAATTATTCTTATGCAGTAGTTATGCAGAATGGGTTTGTCTGCGCCATTTCCTTAAACATAGCGGCTATTTACCATGCGTTTTGCCTGAATAGCCGTTTTTTATGCAGCGAGCACGGTTCTTATGCACGGTTTGAAATGTCCTCACCGAGTACCGTCATTTGGTGTGGACGCCCCATTTCCTACCCTGCCTTTGGCCGTTTGGTTCTTTGTTCGTTGTATATATCAGTAGGGATTAAGGCCTCACCCGGGAATTTGCTCGGGTTGGGAGGAGCTACACTGATCCCGTTCACGCTCCACCGCCCGGAGCAAATTCCCCGGAGGCACCATGAGCTTCAATTTGTTGTCCAACATTTGGTTTGCGAGTGCCGTAGCACTTGCGAACCGTGACAGAGTAAGACCGGCCCTCGCGCCGGCCAGCAAAACTCCTCAGCTCGAAAAGATCGAGACTAGCAGTTTCGATTTGTTCGAGATGGTCCGGCGCATCGTGCGCCGGATTTTGTTTCGCGCATTGAGCGAGACAAAATCCATCAGTCACAATTTCGAGCGGAATTGTGACACATGTCTTGCCAGCTTCTTCAAAGCGTCTGGACGCCTTGAAGAAGTCGGTAGGCTGGACATCGCCCGCTTTGCGGGCTTTGTCCGGGGGCTAACTAAAATTCCCTTTGTCTGGCAGGCCATTGAGCCCCAGCCAGACAGAGGGTTTAATTCTCCTCATAACTTCGGGCACTTGTTGCCCGAATTATGGGAGAAGTTCAAAACGCCCGGAAGGGCAATAAGGCAGATCGTCCTGGTCCGGAAACGGGCCGGGATGATCCTGGCTCCGGCAGGGATCAAACCCTGCTGGGAGGACGTTCTTATTTCCGTCCTGGCTCATAGCCAGGTCGGGAAGGCCGCCGTTGTATTGGCGGCCAGAACAAAGTCCCGGGTCGTTCGCTCGACCTGGGATTGTTTCAGGGAGATTAACACCTATAGGACCGCACGGGAATTTCTCATGTGGACCCGAGGGCTGAAGCCTTTGGACGAGGCTCAGAACGTCCTTGCCATTTGGCAGGGCGTAGAGTCTCGCCCAACAGAGACCATCGAAGTCGAAGAAGGCTTCGAGTGGTCAATGGCAACCTCGGAGTGGTTTCTCACAGTCATGCCTAGCATGGCTGTGAGGTATGGAAACCTCATCGCCACCCCGGCAGTGGGGATCTGGAAGAGAGCCTGGTACGAGTCCGACTCTTTCTACGAAGACCCCTTCCCTGAGAAAGGGTTCTTCGTAGAACACCCCTCGCTCGGAGGGGTGTTTGTAAAGAGCGAGGAAGTTTCTTCTGCGATCGAAATCGCAGAAGAAGTTTTCGAGGACCGGAAACGATCCCGGGATCGGCAACTCAAAAGCAGGGCCATCGCCTAAGATGATCCTGCTCTTCCTCTTTGGCTTAGGAGTCACCACAGCTTGTTTCATCATCTCCTAAGCCAAAGAGGTCTCTCCCACGCCACACCTAATTGCCCCACATCTTGCTAGCCCCGGCAAGGTGTGGGGTTTTTTGTTATATAAGTATTTTTTCAAACTTTTAATAATAGGAGACATCATGGATATGTTTACGGAGATGTATCCAGACTTCGTTGACTATGAGTGTGAGATAATCAACGAAGCCACAGTCGAAGAAGCTATCGCCTATGGCGAAAGACTTCTTCGACTTGATTGGAACAAAAAACAGCAGTTCCTCACAGAACCGCCCTCGGCGGCTCGTGAAGAGTAACAGCCCCCCCCCTGACCAAGAAAGACCGGTCGGGGGGAGCAAAATAAAACCGCCAGATCAACTACCTTATTGGCACAGACAAGATTGGCACAGACAAGTAATTGGCACAGACAAGATAGGAGAAAAAAATGGAACGGATATTCGTTTACCCCAAGCTTTTTGAAAACAGGATGGAAGTAACTCGTGCCCTTATCGACGATGGAATAAAAAACATGATGGGATATAGCCTCGATCAGCTATTCGCATTCGTTATAGTCGAAAATGCAGACGGCTCGCGTGCCTGTTGGAGATACACAACGACTCCGACTGAATTGGAATTGCCTGAAAATTATGACGTTGCAATCGGAATCAGGGTTCACTCACGCGATCCCGAGATTGAATTGGAAATGGAAATTTTTGCGGACCTGAACGCTGACCCGATTGAATTCTATATCCTGAATGAATCGCATACAAAAGGATATAGACTCCTCGAGCGCGAGGACTTAGACTGAATTCAGATTGACATGAAATAAAACCCCAAAAGTCTATTGACTAACCACAAACAGCAAGATAAATTGCAACCAAAAGGAGACAGTATGAGAGCGTATCTACTTGGCAGTGAAGGCAAAGTGGAACTAATTGATATACCCCAAATTGACGGCAAACCACACACAAAGGCCGGCTATCCAATGGAACCCACAACCGAAATACGGGAGCTTTGGGGCTGGCCAAACGATGTAGCCCGAGTATGGAAAGAAGGACCAAACACATATCTCGTACCGGAAAAAAAATAAGAACCGCCATCCAAAAATAAATTGCAACCAAGAAATCGAGTAGGAAGACCTCATTATTTAAGCAAGAAGGCCGGGGTCACAAGCCCTGGCCTTCTTGCGCTCAACACTGTAACCAAAAGGAAACAGATATGGCTAAAACCCGAAGCATATACGATAGAGCAAAAGAAAAGATCGTTCATGCAAACCAAACAGAATGTCCACGATGCAGAGGTTTTGGGAGAACTAGCTTCGACAGGGGCGAACCCTGTTCTCTTTGCAAAGGAAAGGGACGAATTTGGCAAGCTGGGACTTGTTACATGCCCATATATGGTCGATTTATGCAAGACGAAAGCTATTATTAAAATTTTGCGCTCAACACTGTAACCAAAAGGTGACGGATATGGCTAAAGTTATCAGACGAAAACGAAAGAAAGACCCCATCAAGATCCTTGGACATTTTGAAAACTGTCTAATCATTTCGGTCAAAGGAACCCTCAAACTCATACCGATAGGGGGTAACGCATGAGCCATGAAGCCGTGAATTTTCAACGAAAGGCCTGGTGCAAAGACATCAAATATCGTGTCATCGAAGCAGACATTCGCAACCAGCTCAACGGCACATTCAAGAGGGTGAAAACTCTTGAGCAAAACCTTGAAGAAGCCAGAAAGCGCAGCGAAAAGCTGAAAAAACTCAGCCCGATCTATCTGCACAAGCCGACCAAGCCAAAATTCAAGGCTGAAGAATTGCTCAAAGAAGACCCGCGAGTCGGCAAGATCAACGACCAGGCTTTAGCCGACGATCTCGGCATAGGCCGCTCAACAGTAGCAAGATATCGGCTCGCTCATGGAATTCCACACGCGCCCTATCCCTCGCAATCGAAAGTCCCTGCAGAGACATGGGCCTGTGTGGATCCCCTGCTCGGCACAATGTCTGACGGCAAGATTGCGAGGAAATTCGGCCTATCAAACCACCAGGTCTTCAAACGCCGGCGCAAGCTTGGCATCAAAGCACACATCTGGTCACCCATCCCGTCCTCATTCTGGGAAGAAGTCGATCCGTTGCTTGGCACGATGCCTGACGCGAGACTCGCCAAGCAAGTAGGAATTTTCAAAGATACAATCACGAAGCGAAGAAACAAGCTGGGCATCATGCCTTTTTATGCTCAAGAATTTGCACGATCACTGAGCTGACATTCTCGCCTCGTTCTGTTTTCGCCCTTCCCTGCCCCCTGCCTTTGGGGGTGGGGTTTTTTGTTAGGTAGGTATTTTTTTTATTCATTTTTTTCCAACCTCTCACAATAGGAGACAACTATGGCCACCGCAAACAACACCACGACAACCAATCTCAACGACTACCGCAGCATGTACCAGGAAAGGGTAGTACAGCCTGAAGAAGGAGACGCTTACACCTGGGCAAGAATCCGTGGCTGGTCCGGAAACCCGGAGTTTTATCGGTTCTTTCCAGAAACCGAAGGTAGAGACGGCAACATTTTGAGCGCAATGTTCTGTATGCAGATAGCCATTGAAAACCCGGTTACGATGGAAGCTCAATGGCTCGACGTTAATGTTTATGACGACGAGCGCACCGGAAACAACCTGGCTACGCAGATGGCCACGCACATGCCGCCACAGGGCGGCAAGGTTGGATTCTTTCACCTCGAAGGATATCTGAAGACAGAATCTTTCACGGACAAGAATACAGGCGAGGATCGGGTCAAAACAAAGATCATCGCAAAGCAGATTCACTGCAAGGCCCTCAAGAAGCACAACCCGACACCTACCGAAAGAAACGACTCGACTCCGGCATCCGTTTTCGGTGCAGTCATCACTGAAGGCTCGGAAGCCGTTTTAAGAGCGGCAGAGCCTTCTCCCGAACCAGAGCCTAAAAAAGAGGCTCCCGCCGAAAATTCGGGCAGCCAGACGCCCAGAAAAGGGTCTCTGGCTGAAGTTGTAGCCGGAATGGAAGACGCCCCATTCTAAAACCATAATACACCTCTCTCCGGATCTCGGGGAGAGGTGTATTAACCCAGAGATTAACGCCCCGCGTGAGCGGCTCGTCCGCTCACGCGTTTGTTGTGCTCCGTGCGGAAAAAGTGAAGCAAGACCAACCCCAACCCGAGGAGAGAGACAATGGACGCCAACACGATTTGCAAGCACCCGGTGGTCGAAACCTGCAACGAGTGGCCCAAGGACAACCCGACGCGGATCTACCTGAACCTCAAGG